CTTTATTAGTAATAAAGATATCGTGCCATGGACTTCTATCATACTAAAGGCAATGGATGAGGCGGGGAATGCTTTATATCCCGAAGTCGACCCCAAAGAGAAGCTATTAGCTTTACAAGAAAAATCTCCTTATGTCTATGCGGGTCAGTATCAGCAAAACCCTTCACCGGCTGGTGGTGGTTTATTTAAGCCAGAGTGGTTTTTGGAGTTTATGGAAGAACCGAAAATTCTATATACATTTCTCACTGTTGATACGGCTGAAACAGCTAAGACCTATAATGACCCCACCGCAATGAGTTTTTATGGAGTCTATGAAATTGAAGTCTTTGGTAAAAAGACAGGTGATTATGCGTTGCATTGGATAGATGCAATCCAAATTTGGATTGAACCCAAAGATTTAGAATCATTATTTTTGGATTTCTGGACAGAATGTAGTCGACATCCTGTACCTCCATTGATTGCAGCGATTGAAAAGAAATCAACAGGCGTTTCTCTTATCAGCGCTTTATCTAATATTCAAGGCATCCAGATTAGAGATGTACAAAGAACGGTCGCATCAGGCAGTAAAGCGATTCGTTATATTGAAATGCAACCCTATATTGCATCTAAAAAAGTCACATTTACAAAAGGCGCTCGTCATGTTGCAATGTGCAAAGAGCATATGCAAAAAATTACAGCAAGTGATACGCATCGTCATGATGATTTATGCGATAATCTGTACGATGGTGTAAAAATTGCTCTTATCGATAAATCGTTAAGTCAGCAACAGATCAAAAAAAGTAACTCAGGGACAGAGGTCATGAACCTCATAGGTCAACAAATGCGTCGTTTAAATGTGGCGAGGTCGCAACGGAATGGCAATTAAAATATCAGCTATGAACGAATTTGAAACAATTAAAGCGGACATTGAGAAGGGTTCGCTTTACTTTAAAAACAATTACATCATGTATAACGATTTTATACGCTTTGTTTTTAAAACGTCTATGACTTCATCCGATAAATCGGTGAACCAGGAACTACAAAAGCCAAGTCTTGAATTTAATATTCTTGAAAGCTTTATAAGCCGTCTATGCGGCGAGTTCTCAAAAATGGATCCGGCATTCACTGTCAGAGCTAAAGAAGGCGTCAAACTTATTGATCCTGCTATCATTGATTTAGTAGAGGCACATTTAAAAGCGTGCTTTGTGGGTGGTGATAAGGACGCGCTTAGCTATCATATCTATCGTAGTATCTTAGCAGGCGGTTACAGTGTCGCTAAAGTTTATACAGATTATGCGAGTGAGATGTCATTTGATCAAAAGATTTATGTAGAGCAAGTCTTTGATCCAACACTTACTGTCTTTGATCCACTTGCTCGTAAATCTCATAAGGGTGATGGGCGTTTTTGTACAGAATTATTTCCTAAAAGTGCTGATGAAGCGAAAGAACTCTATGGCAATGATGTACTCGAAGGTGTGACATTCACACGCAGCCCACGCTTAGGTGATTTTAATTGGTCTTATCGTAATCAAAAAGAAGATATTATTTTATTTGCCGAACATTATAAAAAGAAAATGAAGAAAACAAAGATTTTAAAACTTGCGAACGGACATTCTATTACTGAGAAAAAATATGAAGAATTTTTAGAGAAATGGAACAATGCTGGCATCATGGAACAAGCCCCAATTGTCATTAAATCTAGAATGACGAATGTAGTAAGCATTGATAAATATATTTTGACTGGATCTAAAATAGTCGATCATAAAGAAACAAACTTTTCCATGTTACCACTCGTTTTCTTTGATGGTAATAGCGTTATAGTTCGCGATCATAATCAAGCTCATGCTGAACAAGTGGTTAGACCATACGTATATCAAGCACGTGATACGCAGAAGATGAAAAACTTTGCGGGTCAAACGTTATGTAATGAAATTGAAAACCTTGTACAGCATAAATGGACAGCGCCGGTAGAGGGCATACCGGATAATAAAGATTATCAGCTTGCTTATACTGAACCGCAAAAAGCGACCGTCGTTTTGTATAACCAGTTTAAAGATGGTAATCCTGATGTACCATTAAACCCTCCGCGTGAGATAAATAGAACCCCAATTCCGCCTGAAATCACAAATACATTTACGCTTGCTGATCAGACTGTACAAATCATTTTAGGTTCGTATGATGCGGCGCAAGGTAATGTTACTGATGGTGATCTTTCAGGTATAGCCATCATGCAAGGAGCCATGCATTCGAATGCCGCAGCAATGCCCTATACGATGGGCTTTATAAACGGTTGGGCAAGGTGTGCTGAAATTTATTTAGATTTATTGCCAAAATATTATGTAACACCACGTTCAATTCCTGTGATTCACCCAGACGGTAAACGCGATTTCTATGAAATCAACAAAGGTCAAAACCTAAAGTTTGATTATGATGTGTCAGCGCTTGAAGTAGACATCGAGCCAGGTGTTAACTTTGCAGTGCAAAAACAAATTGCATTGAAAACCATGGAGCATTTAATGAGTGTGAGCGAAAGCTTTAAAGCATTCATGGAACAAAACGGGCTTGAAGTCTTACTTGAAAATATTGATATCAAAGGAATCGATAAGCTTAGATCAATGTGTCAGCAATGGATGGATCAAGAAAAGAAAAAAGCAGCAGCAGAAATGCAAATGAAACAAAATCAACCGACTCCAGAGATTATTGCTCAGCAACAAATTCAAGTGGGCGAACATCAAGTTCAAGTTGAACGCGAACTCGGACAAATGAAATCACAAGTTGAAATGGCAAAAATATCGGCTGACAATGCGGTTCGCAATAAAGAAAATGACATTAAATTTTTAGAAATCATGAGTAAAATACAAAATGCTGATTTAGATCGTGCGCTTGAGCAAGAAAAGGTAGATAATGACAAAGCGCTTTCAGCGATTGAATTAGTTTCATCATTGAGTAAAGATATGTTAAAACACCAACACGACATTGATAAGGAGAGTTAAGATGAAAAATAAAATGATGCATGAAAAAAAAATGAAACATCATCACGAAAAAATGGAACACCATCACGGTAAAGCAGAAGAGCATCGAGAAAAGTTTATGGGTTTAGCTAAGCAAGCACATTCTTCACCTGCTAAAGATAAGAAAATGGAATCAAAGCATGTTCGTAAAGAAAAACCACGTGCAAGTAAAAAATAATATAATTGCAGAATGCATATAATGTTAGATTATATGCATGATGATAAGGGAGTTATCATGGCAGAGACTAAGGAAAAGTGGATACAAAATGCAATTAATCCAAAGCATAAAGGTGCATTGCATAAAGAGTTAGGGGTTAAGCCAGGTAAAAAAATTCCTGCGAAGAAACTTGCAAAAGCTGAAAAGAGCAAGAACCCTCGTATTAGAAAGCAAGCCGATTTAGCAGAGACATTAAAGAAATTGCGGAGAACTGGATAACATGAATAACCCTGTCAAATTTAGTATGCATTCAGAGATTCATGAATATATTAACAAAGACAAATCTTATGTTATTTATTTAAACATTGAAGGCAAAGACCATTATTTATCATTAGATTGGGAAGCTGCACAAAGCCCTGAAAATATCCAGATAGCTATAGGTCAAATGTTTGAAGTCGCTTTAGAGAAAAAATAATGTACAAAGCCATTTGCTTTATGACTTATTATATGTACAATAGATTTAATTAGCTTACGGACAGCTTATAATCCGGCGATCACGCAACTATGCGGCAAAATAGCAGTTCATAGCACTTAAACTATGCGGCCACGTTCACAACGGAAACAGTGAGATTGACGATGGAAGAGGAAGTTTTAGCTAAGGAAGTAGCACCTGATCCGATTGAATCACCAGAAAGTGAAACAATTACGGAAAAGATGATACCTGTCTCTCGCGTTGAGGAACTCATTAAGAAAGCCAAACTCAAAGGAAGAGACCACATGCAGCCAGAATTAGACGCACTTAGAGCAGAAAATGACGCTTTGAAACAAGGATCGATGGGCGGGATGTCCGTTCCAGTCAATCCAGATCAAATAAAACAACAAATTTTAGATGATCTTAAACAACAGTTTCAAGAAGCGGCAGAAGCTCGCGCTAATGAAGAGATGACACGTGAAGCAGAACGGATAGCCAAGGAATATCGGGGCAAAATGGAAGCTGCAAAGCCTTCCTATGAGGATTTCGATACTGTCATGGCTGATTTTAATCCGTCCGCTTTTCCGAATTTAGTTTATCTTGCGAATCAAGTGGACAATACGCCAGGGGTTATGATGGAAATCATGCGTAACCCGAGCAAGTGGGCAACTCTCGCCGTTTTATCGGAGAAAGATCCCAACGCTGCGAAAAATATGATAGGTCGTATTAGTGCATCGATTAAGGCAAATGAACTCGCTAAAACGCAAGAAAAAGATATTGCACCCCCTCTTAACCGTTTGTCATCTTCTACCGCAGGGCAGGATAATGGCATACCTAGTTTAAATGACTTGAAGCGTAAATATCGCGGATAGTCCACTTTATGCCATGAAGTCTTGCTCTATGTTTAATCATATGGAGAGATTGACATGGCATTACCCAATAATATTCTACAAAATGTCCAAACTTACAACAAAGCTGATTTGGCATTTTTACAGAACAACAACTGTTTTTTAAGTACTGCAAATAAAAAATACAACGATTTCCAAAAGGCAAATCCGGCCAACTTGGGTGATACGATTACATTCGATAAGCCACCACGATTCGTCGCTAATGACGGTCTTGTTGTAAACTTTCAAGGTGCGCAACAGCGCGTACAAACATTAACCGTTGATCAATCCAAAAACGTCGGTATTGATGTTTCAGCTCAACAGTTAATATTTAACCTTGAGGAATACATGAATCGTTTTGGACTTGCGGCAATTGAAGAATTGGGCGCAGTCGTTGAAGCGAATATTGCTGGTATTTGTGAAACAACGCCGTACAGATTTTTTGGAAACGGAGTTACTCCCATCAATTCTTTTAATCAACTTGCGCAAGCTTTGGCCTTTTTCCGTAACTACGGCGCGGCTAAGTATGCGACTAAAGGTTATTTGTTGGACATTGCGATCCCTGATATTATCGGTTCTGGTTTGAACCAATTCGTACCGAATGAAAATGAAGAACTCAGAAACAGTTGGGAACTCGGTTCATTTGCTCGTTGCGATTGGTACTATTCTAACTTGTTACCTACTCATACTGCAGGAACAGAAGGCAATCAAGGTTCTACACTAACCGTTGTAAGTGTGGTAACAAATTCTGATGGTGGTGTAATTTCGATTACATTTAGCGGTACACATTCTGCAACTGATGCAAATTCTGTATTGCAATATGATCGCTTCCAATTTCAAGATAATGTAGGTTCGCTGCCTAATCTTAGGTTCCGTACTTTCACAGGTCACTTACCATCTGCTTGCCCAGTGCAATTTTATGCGACAGCAAATGCGGCAGCAAGTGGTAGCAATGTAACTGTATCTATCTATCCTCCGTTGCAAGCGGCAAGTGGTAATACTCAAAACATTACTCAAACGATTGTTGCAGGTATGCAATGTAAAGTATTACCTTCTCATCGAGTCGGAATGATTCAATCAGGGGATCAATTCTATGTAGCGGTTCCACCACTACCCGATACCGATCCATTCATGAGTTCAGTTGAGACCGATATGGAAACAGGTTGCAGCTTACGTATGTATACCGGCGCACAATTCGGACAAAACTTATACGGAACAGTGCATGATCTCATTTGGGGCAAAACATTAGTCGATGATAACTCTATCGCTATGATCTTCCCCTTATAATAAATAAAGGAGCAATTTAAATGAGCAATATTAATATACCTATCGTCAATGCACCTTATTTAGATGTAAGTGATTTACAATTATCTTATGCCAGTGCAACTACACTGAATATGGCTGCCGGACAAGCACGCGATAGTTCTAATACCAATGATATTATTTTAGGTTCAGCCGTTGTTATTAATGGCGCTGCAAATGGTATTAATGGGCTAGATACAGG